ACAAGAGCTTCTAAAGCTTCGTGCTACAGAAGCTAACCTTGTCTCAGGTATCAAAGAACCTCGCGTGGGTAGCAAGAAGACTGTTGTTAATGGTGTTGAGTTTGAGGCAGCCCTTGAAGGACGCTTTGGATATATCTTCCGTCAGAAAATAACAATGAATACCGACCTGCGCCGTGCACTAGCTAGTACTAAAGAACTCGCTATTGCTAACGAGAAGCGAATGCGTGGCAATAGCCGTTCAGTTATGCCACAAGAAGAACAACTACACTTACAAGAGTGGGAGTCAATTCTTAATAATGAAATTCGTTTTGATGGTTTAGCTAGAGAAATTCTTGCTGGAAAATCAAAAAAAGAAGGAGTCGATTGGCTCCGTAAAAAAGAAAACTTTAACTACATAGATAGATTTACTGATTCAGTTCGCCATGCACCAGAAGTCTATGACAGAGTAAAAGCATATGTTGATATGTATGTTACTAACCCTGAGGTGGCAAAGCTAATACTCAATGACAAGCTGACAATTCTTCAGCTAAAGAAAATTTATCCAGACATAGAAACTCGACCACCAGTATTTACTGATGCGCTTAAAGATGGTTTAGCTACAAGTGAATTTACTCGCAACGTACGAGGAATTACTAAAGATTTTGTGACTTCACTTGCTACAAAACCTACTTCATTTCTTGCTAACAATCCATACTTTGTTGCCAAGTATGAACAAGAGCTTCAGTCACAAGTATGGCTAGCCAATGCTAACAATCGTACTTTAACTTTAGCTGATAAAGCACGCTTCGAGGGTAATGCACGTGCATATGCACTCCAACAATACCGCGAAAAGATTAACTCTTTTCACCGTGATATGAATTATAATGGTATTGTTAACTATCTAATGGCGTTCTTTCCCGCTATCATTGAACAGTTCCGTGCATATGGCCGTATCACTATGGAGAACCCAGAGTTCATCATGAAAAAGCTTAAGATAGCAGCTTTGCCTGAGCAGGTTTCTAGTGTACAAGAAGATGCATTTGGTAATAAAACTATCAGTGTAGGTTTACCAATGCTTGGGCTTGATGCACGTCTGCCACTCCAATGGTTTAATCCAGATAACCCAACAGGTGGTAACATGGTATCACTTGGACCTATAGGTTCAGTGTTGTTCAATGAGTTTGCAAAACAAACTGGTATTGAGAATGCAGCAACACAAATGTTGCTACCATTTGGTGTTCAATCTAATAGTGCAAATGCTTTAACATTCAATACAGCTCGTAGGGCTGGTCAATTGTTTGCTGCTCAATTTAAAATTGCTGGACCAAACCAATTTAATAAAGATGTAGATATGTTTAATAAACAACTACGTGTAGATTATACTGCAGAAAATGGTATTCAACCAAGTGCTAAGTATTTTTCAAATACTATTACACCAAATGCACAAAGAATGGCTTTTCAATTAGCAGTTTTGCGTTTTGCTTCATCATTGACCCTGCCTTTGCAACCTCGTTATACAACCGCAATATCTGCTTATGCAGATTTATTGAATAAGTATAATACTAAATTTGGAGACCAGGGAGAAGAAAAGTTTATTCAAGATTATCCTGAGTATTTTCTTCTTGCTGACAGACTATCTGACAATACATCTGGTGTGCACAGTGATGCTACATCAGTTGAACTTGTAACAAAAAATGAAAATGTAGTTCAACAAATTGCAGCAGCAGTAGGAGAAAAAAATATTGCTGTACTCGGTGCTATATTTAATGATGATAACTATGCATTCTCAAGCGCAGCACAGGCTTATTTGCAAACCAAGACAATTCCTGGAACTAATAAAAAGTATAAAGATGTATCAGATGCTTTTCAATCTAGCCGTTCATCTATCGTATCTAAGGGTTGGGATGATTTCTTTGCCGTCGAAACAGTAGTAACTGAATCACTTAAGAAAGCTGGTATCAATCCGCTTGATAAGTACGGTGCTACACTTATTTCACAATGGAAAGACAAGTATGTTGCTGCACAGAAGACTGCTAACCAGATGTGGTACAATGAATATGTGGCACAATCATTCGGTGGTCCAGCTAGCCGTCAGGCAGCTACAGTCCGCGCCCTTACTATTGCTATCAATAATGACAATATGTGGAAAGATTTATCAAAGAATTCACGTTGGCATATAACTAGCGACTATCTTAACTATCGTTATGAAGTCAAAGCACAGCTTGATGCTATGGGAACAACCATTGATTCTAAACGTGCTGAATGGTTAAAAGAACAAGTGCGCTCAAAAGTAGCACAATTTAAATTACAGGATACAAACTTTGCAAAATTCTATGATAGATATTTTGCTAAAGATAAGTTCGATTATGTTTATGAGGGAGAATAATGACTGAGCGCGTAGGACCTAAGGGTGTACCAGCGTCTCCAACGGGAGCAAGCACAGTTCTTAAGCCAGGTACTGGTACCGATAAAACATATCAGCAAATGCTTGATGAGATTAAAGCAGGACTTGCAAAACGTGGTGTATCGGGTGCAGATATTATTATAGATGGGATTGTTCCTGGGGCTGGTACTGGTCTTTATGACCAACTATCCAGCTCAGAAAAAACTTCTCTTGCTAAACTAATGAAGAAGCTAGGCAAGTCAGTTAAGACTCAAACAGATTTAAAAACAGTTTTAACTACCGATTACGGAACAATTTATAATACCGTAAAGACATATGCTGACCTATACAAAGGTATCTCAGCAGATGTAATCCCTGGTTTAGATGCTGCAACTGGTCCAAACAAGACGGTCCTTAAGCAGGACCCATTGGTAATTGATGCAAGCATTCGTGCTATCTATCAGTCAAAACTTAAGCGTGACCCAAGTGCGACTGAACTAGCCGATACTAGAGTGATTGCTCAGAAGCTTATAGATGCTGGACAGGTACAGAAAACAACTGGTAATACTTCTGAGTATACACCACAGTTTAGTGCAACACGCCTTGAAGCTGCCGTTAATAAGAAGATTGATACTGGCGACGCTGCAGTACAGACAGATATTCAACAGGCTAATAGCCTTAACTTTGCAGATACATTAATAAAGTGGGGTAAGTAATGGCTGACACAACTACATTCGGCCTATCAGCTTCCCTTATCAAAGCATACCCTGAGCTGCAAGAAGTATATGATTTGCTCTATGGTCCTAACAAGGATGAAGCTGAAGCAAAGCTTAAGTATTACCAAACAAATTATTATAAGTCAATCTCTTCAACATCTAGTGATAGAACGTTACAGAAAGAATCACAACCTGGCATCTATGCTAACAGTTTAGAAAAATACAAACTTGCTCAACGCAAACGCTTAACTACTGCAGGCATCAGCACAATAGATGACGCTACATTAGAAGCATCCTACCTTGGTGGTTGGGATGATAACCAACTTGATATTAAAGCACTAGCTACTAAGGGAACAAAGCAACTAGGCGGAGATGCGCTAGGAACAGCTGATGCTCTTAAGACATTTGCCAATTCATTTGGTATGACATACAGCCCATCACAGTATGACAAATGGTCAATTGATATCTTCAGTGGTAATACTACAATTGATGAACTAAAGAATAAGGTTAAAACGGATTCAGCATCTGCTTATCCAGCCTATTCTGAGCAGATTCTAAAAGGAACATCATTAGATTCCTTGGCTTCAGCCTACCGTACATCAATTGCTAACATTCTTGAAGTTGACCCAGACTCAGTAGATTACAATAACCCTTTCCTACGCCGCGCTTTACAGAACGTAGGACCAGATGGTAAGGCTATCGTTAAGCCAATCTGGCAGTTCGAAAAGGAACTCCGTAGTTCCAAAGAGTGGGAATACACAAACAATGCACGCGATACAATGGACACGCTATCGCTCAAAGTTCTTAGAGATTGGGGACTAGCGTAATGGCAGATATATCACGTGGAACTAATTTTCGTCGCGCAGAAGAAGCATCTAATGCAGCTTATTATCTTGAACAAGCTGGAGCAGACCAACGCACAATTGACTCACTTAAGTATGCATCTTCTTCTGACATCCAAACAGCTTTACAAGCAGCTCAAGCAAAACAAAATGCAGACGCAGCTCTCGCTGCAGACAATGCCGACAAGGCTGCTAAAGCAAAAGCAGCAGCAGAAGAGGCCGCACGCCTTGCGGCTGCAAAGGGAAATGTTTTAACTCAGAACCAAGGTTCTTCAACAAACGATGCGCTTTTACAGCAGATGATTGCTCAGCAACAGAGAGATGCAGCAGCAGCTGCACTTGCTAAACAGCAAGCACGTCAGTCAGCTATCGATGTTGTCACTGCTCGCTTCAATGCCTATGGCCTTGGCTCACTAGCTTCTAAGATTAAAGAACTTGCAGTTGATGGTGCTACAGAAGCAACCATTACACTAGGACTTCAAAGTACTGACGAATACAAGACACGCTTCAAGGCTAATGATGCTCGCCTCAAAGCAGGACTTCAAGTCCTTCAGCCAGCAGAGTACCTTAACTTAGAAGATGGATACCGTCAGGTACTTCGCAGTTATGGGTTAACACAGTTTTCAACTGATGACTACGTACAGCAGTTTATTGCTAACGATGTATCAGCAAAGGAACTCTCAGACAGAGTATCAATTGCTACACAACGTGTACAAAACGCAGACCCTGCTGTATTGAACCAGCTTCAGTCATACTATGGCATTGGTCCTAAAGATGCAGTTGCCTATATCCTTGACCCTAATCAGCAGATTACAAAGATTCAGCGTCAGGTTGCCGCAGCTGAAGTTGGAGTTGCTGCTGGAAAGCAGGGACTACAATCCAATGTTGGTGTATCTGAGCAGCTTGCTGCACAAGGTATCGACCAGGGCATGGCACAGAAGGGTTACGCAACCATTGCTGACTATCTTCCAACAGCTGAAAAACTTAGCCAAATTTATGGACAGGTTGGTCAGTATGACCAGTCAACTGCAGAGCAAGATGTATTCAATCAACTAGCATCTGCACAACGTACACGTAAAAAACTTACTGATGCAGAAGCAGCTACATTCAATGCTTCTTCTGGCACAATCAAGGGTTCTCCGCCACATACATTCTCACAATCTGGCGCGTACTAAATAAATAAATTCCTGATGGATATACCAGCCCCATCAGCGTATAAGACTGGTAGCAAGAGCCAGACTGATTCCCCGATTGGAACCTGTGGCTTGCGAACTAACTAATAGAGAAGGGTGGGAGTTGCTATGAGCAACCAATACTGGGATGAAGAAGACGATGAACTCGATACAGATATCGAAACAACAAGCGGAGATGGAAGCGACCTCTTAAAGAAGTTGCGGAAAGCAAAGCGTAGTGACGAGAAGCGTATCAAGGAACTCACTGAGCAACTTGAGGGATTATCCAAGGCGCAGCGTGAGCGAACTGTCAAAGAAGTCCTAGAAAAAAAGGGTGTAAATCCTAAAGCAGTACGACTAATCCTCAAGGATATCGACGACGTGTCTGAAGAGTCAGTTAATACCTGGCTAGAAGATAACGGAGATTTGTTCGGGATTATGCCTACACAGCAGGATGCACCACGAGTAGATGGAGCAGACCTTGCGGCGCTACGCCAACAGGATGTTTTAACTCAGGGTGCAATAACACCTGATAGGGCAGAAGATATAAGTATGAGACTCGACCAAGCACAAAGCACGGAAGAGATTTATCAGATATTAGGACGCCCGATTTAACCAATCATAGTTTCTAACTACAAAAGGAAAATACCTTAAATGGCAAATGCATATACAACCACAGGCTCCTCCTCTCTTGGAGGAACAGTTGGTTCTGCAGGTTTAGTCCAGAAGGCATATGACCGACTTCTTGAGTTCGCACTCCGTGCAGAACCACTTATTCGTTCAGTAGCCGACAAGACACCTACAAACCAATCAATCCCAGGCTCAACAGTAGTACTACAACGCTACGTTGACCTATCAGCAGCGACATCAGCATTGTCAGAAGCAACTGACCCAGATGCAGTAGCGCTATCAACACCTACAACTACAACAATTACACTTGCAGAATACGGTAACTCAGTTCTCGTAACACGCGCACTTGAATTGTTCTCACTTGCAGATGTTGACCCAGCAATCGCTAACATCATTGCATTCAACCTTGCAGATTCAATCGACCAGGTAGCAATGGAAACATTGCGTGCTGGTACAAACGTAATCTACGCAGGTTCAACAGCAACTTCTACAGCAACTGTTACAGCAGCAGCAACACTATCTTCTGCTAACATCCGCAAGGCTGTTGCTAAGTTGCGTGCTGGTAAGACAATTGCACGTAAGGGTTCACTCTACTGGTGTGGTATCCACCCAGAAGTTTCACACGACCTTCGTGCCGAGACTGGTTCAGCAGGATGGTTACTTCCTAACCAATACGGCTCTGCACAAGACCGTATCTGGGCAGGAGAAATTGGTACCTATGAGGGTGCTTATTTC